GTAGACATTTTGTCGGGTATGGTGGTCTTCCCGCCACGGTTCGAGAAAGTCGCTCCTGGTCCGAACCTGCCCTCCTCACGGAAGTCAGGGCCGTAACCTATCCAGTCAGAGACTATTTTCCGAGTCTTCGCCAGAAAGGCGGAGATCGCAGCGTCTCGATCGTCGAAAAGACGGTTTTCATCGAGGTATCGCTGAAGTCTCTCATTGGTTTGATAGCACTTCCGTTCGCCGTCCCACCATTTCTGGAGGGCTGCCGCACGCTTGTCAACGCTACTTGGTAGGTCTTTCAACTTACGTAAGATAGCGCTGGCAGCGGCGTCACGTGCGTAACGGTCGCCGTCAAGGTACGATCTTGGATCTGGACTTATGTCCAAAAGCCCGTCATAGTCCCCATAGCGCAGTTTGATGGCTGCGCTTAAGGCTATAGGCGTCTCTAGGTCCTCTAACAGGAGAGAAACCGCTCGGGTCACTTCATTGGGCAACGAGCTTGACATGATCACAGACCCACCTCCGCGGGGTCCGGCCCGAGATCGATTAGTTCAGTACGAACATGTTCGATCTTGTTCGGGTAGATTTCACGGAGGGCCTCTTTCTTCAATCGCTCAAGAGAGCGATCGGCAATTGAGGTACCCATCCAGTACACTGCACGAAGCAGTGTATCTTTAGACGCTTTCAACGGAACGGTGGCATCCCACTCGGCCGTCTTAAAGTCTGCGTCCTTATACCACTGGACATACTGGTTGATCAATCTACCTTTTCGGTAGGTACGAACAATTCCGGTAGGCCCGTTGTACGGGACGTAATACAAAGAGACAGTTGCAGTGAGATTCATCGAGAACTCCGAATGAAAGGGTTTAGATAGGTAAGTGCCTCGGTACAAACCAACTTACGTTGGAGCGTACCCAGCGGCGACCGACTGTTTGACGAGAACGGCAGCTACCAAGTTGCAAAACTGGTAGATTTCGTTCAGGCTAGCAGCCGGAATGCCCTGCGGCATGGTGATGATCATGTCGGCGACCATCCGATCCTTCGCGCTGAAAAGCGTCGTGGTCGAGTCTTGGACGGCATACGGGAAGACGAAGTTGAACTTCATCTGCCGCGCCGTCTTAGGACCGTTCCACGTGCTCCACAGTTTGAGGGTCTGACGGAGCCCAACGGGCAGTGCCGACGCAGCACCAGTGTCCTGGCGCCACACGGCGGGGGAACCATCACCCCCAGATGCCGACAGAGCGTCGTAGACGATGTCGGTTGTCCCGTCAAATTTCTTGACGGTGATTGAGGCCATTGCTGGCATTTCAGCTCCAAAAAGAAAGGAGAATTGGAGAATCCCGTATCAAGCAGCAGCGGACCAACTCTAACGTTTGGTCATCAACTGCGTGAGGACAGAAACGGCGTTTGCACACCGTTGCCAACCCCACAGCCTGAACGGACGCACATGCAGGTTTGCGCCTGTAAGCGCATCCAGCCGCTCGAAGTGAACCGCAGACCAGTTACGGACAGTCTTCGGCGGAACATTAAAAATGTTCGCCTTGATGTCCTGTACCTGAGCCTTCAGTCCCCAACAAGCCCACGGTTGTGTAACCGTGAGTCCGAAGAAGTCAGTTCCTTGGGAAAGGAACTCTCCTACGTTCACGAACCAGTCGACTACGACGCTGAAAGGAATCAGCTCCCATACGACCGTTGCCGGGTTGACTAAGCCCAGCTTGTTCGCGAGATAAAGGTTCGGATTGTCAATCGAAACCTTACATCCCTATTTGGCAAAAAGTACACCACGCGACTCCTGGTATGTATAAATACCAGAAGCGATCGTTCCGTCCAGAAACTTGACGAAACGGTCATTTCTCGCCGTACCCCTAGGAGTTATGCTCTTTATTGGGGTTTGAAAGTGGTTGGCAGCCGAATAGATGTCGTCGATTAACGGCTTCCATCCGAAGCTATACTCTAGCCAATTGTTCGCAAGAGTCCTTAACGGATCCTTGTAACTCTTCATGCCACGGATCACGTCTTTTCGGT